TTATCTGAAACAGAGTCAGAAATAGAAGGTTTAAGGAACGAGTTTGTTAACAACTCAGGTAATATGAAACCTGAGAAAATGGTAAAAAGAATAGAAGAAATAATAGACCCTAACGATTTAGACGGAAGTTTTGCTGGTCTATTTAAGTTAGCTAAAAAGGCACAAGGTAAGAGTTTTTTGGATATGCCAACCGAATATTGGATGAACTCTATACTTAGTGGACCAAGGACACAGATGGTTAATATCGTAGGTAATAGCTTAACTCAGGTTATGACCACTTTAGAAACTGTGGCAGGTGGTATCGTTAGCGGTAACTTGGACATTGTTAAAGCTTCTTTAGCTTCTTGGTCGGATGGAGAGATGTGGAAAGAGGCAGCGAAGTTTGCTAAACAATCTTTTAAAGAACAGGAAAACATATTAGACCCGACAAACCGTGCTTTTGAAGAAAGTGCTAGAGGAGCTATTACAGGAGAACGTGTAGCAGATAGTTTCATGGGTCGCTTTGTAAGTGAAAAAGGTTTACGCAGTAAGGAAGCTATAGATGCTTACGGTAACTTTATTAGACTTCCTGGTAGACTTCTTCTTACTACTGATGAGTTTTTTAAACAAATTGCTTATCGCAGGGCTGCTAGATTAAAAGCAGCTATGTCAGGCATAAACCAAGGAATAATTGATCCGAAGAAGTTAGCTGACCACATAAACAGTACAGTAGATAAAGTAGTAACAGAGGGCGGTAGAGTGATGTCGGAAGAAAGTCTTGTCAGAGAAGCTTCTAAGATTGCTGATAGTAAAGGTTTAAAAGATAAACAAAAAGCAGATTTCATTATTGATTATAAAAATGAAAACTTTAACGAAGGTGCATCAGCTTTAGCTCAATATTCAGCAGACGAAGCTCAGTATCTAACCTTCACGAAAGAGTTACAAGAGGGAACATTAGGCAAAGGTTTACAGAACTTAACAAATCAAATACCGTTTCTGAGACTTGTTCTTCCTTTTGTTAGAACTCCAACTAATATCCTATCATTCGCCTTTGAGCGTACCCCTGGAGTTTTTATGCCTGGAGTATTAAAAGAAGAGCGTTCTAGGTTAATATCTGATTTAAAGAGTGATGATCCAGTAGAAAAATCAAGAGCACTAGGTAAGATGTTAACAGCAACTTTAACAGGAGGTACTCTAATAGATGTAGTTGCTAATAATAGAGAGTTTATAACTGGAGGAGGTCCAAAAGATGAGAAGCAAAAAGCATCTTTATTAGCCACAGGTTGGAAACCTTACAGTATAAAAATAGGAGACACTTACTATAGTTATCAAAGACTAGACCCTATAGCTACTATCATAGGGACTGCTGCTGATATTGTGGACACAGGTTTCAGATCTCCTAGAGGTTTCAACGATTCTAAACTTGAACACGGTTTTGCTGCTTTAACATTAGCTTTAACAAGGAACGCTACTAATAAATCATACTTAGCTGGTATTCAAATGTGGAGTAATGCTTTAGGAGACCCTGATAGATACCTTGAAAAACTAGGAAGAAATTACGCAGGTTCTTTTGTACCTAACGTAATGTCACAAATGCAGGACTATGACACGCAGGTGATGAAAGAAGTAAACTCTTGGAAGGATGCAGTAATAAGAAAGCTTCCTTTTGGTCGGGGAGGACTAGATAATAAGAGAAACATACTAGGAGAAGAGCTTATAGCTGAACAATCTCCTGAATACCTTGGTTTCATAAATCCTATTTCTTCCTCAACAGCTAAGAGTGACCCTATTATAAATGAGATGGCAAGCCTCAAACACGCCTTTAGACAGTTAGTTCCTAAGTTGGGTTCAATAAATTTACTAGACTACGAAAACACCAAAGGTCAATCAGCTTATGACAGACAGTTGGAGCTTTTGAAAACTGTAAAAGTAGGAGGTTCAACTCTAAGACAAACATTAGGTAAGTTAATTAAATCAAAGACATATCAAAATTTACCTACTGAGTCTCTACCTGGATTGCCTAGTCCTAGAATTGATAAGATCACAAGTGTTCTGTCTAGGTTTAAAAAGGAATCAAGAAAGAAAATGTTAAAAGAGTTTCCTGAACTAGATCAACAATACTCAGCACTCACAGGAGCACAATCAGCTTTTAAAAGAGGCGTAAGCAGACAGGAAGTGCTTGAACTTTTACAACAAACAAATTAATAATAGATTACCATGGCTAATACATACGTAGACTCAATCGCAACAGCGTCTCAGACAGATTTTGCATTTTCATTTTCTTATCTTAAAGCTGAACACGTTAAAGTTGAAATCAACGGAGTAGATACAGCTGCCTTCACATTGGTAACATCTCCTTCTAATAAAGTAGTTTTAAATAGCGGTGCTACAGCAGGGCAGGTCGTTCGTGTAAGAAGGAACAGTCAACCTGACACTAACCTTGTAGATTTTGTAAATGGTTCAGTACTGACAGAAACAGAGTTAGACTTTGCTTATCAACATAATAGATTTTTAAATGAAGAACTTGCTGAGTTAAATGAGGCTTCTCTTCAAATTGGACCAGGTGGAACAGATTGGGATGCTAAGTCTAATAAGATATTAAATGTAAGCACACCTACCTTAACAGCAGATGCAGCAACTAAAAACTATGTCGATCAAAAAGTAGAACAGATTGCTGCTGGTGCTTCTACTCCTCCGTCTAAATGGCAATTCACAGGTACAGCAGGAGCGAACACAACTTATACTGTTACTGATGCTGATGTATTAGGAGATAGTGCGTATGATGTTAGTGTTAACGGATTAGTAAAAGAACCTACAGTTGACTACACAGTAGACCCAGATACAGATACTTTAACAATTATTCCTTCTTTAGCTGGAGGGGAAGACATTGTTATTATTCAACGAGGGTTAGGTATTCCACTTACACAAGGTACAATAGGAACAGCTCAGATTAATGACGGTGCTGTTACTAACGCTAAATTAGCTAACACTTCTGTTACCTCTGCTAAAATATTAGATGGTTCTGTTACTACCAATAAGTTAGCTACTAATGCTGTTACTACTACTGAAATATTAGATGATGCTGTTACTCCTAGTAAATTAGACGAGACGCAAGCTTATACAGTAAATGGTTTAGCATCTAATGGGTCTAACATTCTAATTACTAGAGGTGCTGAAGGTCCAGGAATACGGTTGACTTATGATGCTGTCACAGATGAAGTGAGGGATTTCTTCGTTGATTCAAGCGGAAATTTTCAATTTACTAATTTTAGCGGAACAGGGTCACAAGGAACGTTAATGACGTTAGATGGAGATGGTGACGCTTCTATTACAGGAAAAGTAGGTATAGGTACTTCAGCTTCCAGTACTCATGCTTTAAAAGTAGATGGGAACGTGCTAGTACAAGACACAACGTCTAATTCACCTGCTATTATTATTAAAGGTTCTAACGGTGGAACGCTTCAATTGAACGACTCAAGCAGCGGAGGTCAGATTTTTAACATAAGTTCAAGTCATAATACTGCTGGAACAGGGAGTTTTTCGTTGGGACATATAGGAACACTAAGTGCATCGGTCTCTATAACCCAAGTAGCTTCCACCAGTACTTCTGTAACTTTTCAAACATCTTCTGCACACGGATTTAAAGAAGGTAATTTTGTTATTCTTTCTGGCAGCAGTGAAGCTAATTGGAACGAACAACTTGAAATAATCGACATAGTAAGTACAACGCAGTTTAAAGTTCAGAAGGTTTCAAGTAGTACTTCATATCCTAACTCAGCAGCTGAGACTGATACTTACACACCTTTTACTATCAGAAGACACGAAGACACAAATAAACTGTTTTCAATGATTAAGATGTTTGGACTTCCTCAAGGAACGACTGAACCTTCGTGGTTAGAACAAGGTCAACTTTGGATCGACACCACTGACAACTCAATTAAAATCAAACCTGAAGTACATAGTTAGATGACTGAGCAACTCTCACACTTTCTCGACACTGCTCTAGCTGTTATTCTAGGAGCTATTGGATGGGTTATAAAGAAACTATCGGATCGACTGGATACAGACGAGAAACGATTAACAAAGATTGAAGTAGAGTTAGCTACGCAACGAGAACGAGATACTGCTGTTGAGAACCGTATGAGTGGTCTTGAAACAACGGTTAAAGAGATTAACGGTAAACTAGATAGAATGATGGAGATATTAATTAAACGATGAAAAAAGGATTATACGCAAACATTAACAGAAGAAGAAAGCTAGGCATTAGTCGTAGCAAGAAGAAGTCTACTATATCACCTAAGTCCTACGCAAATATGAAGCGTGGTTTTAAAAAGTGAGAAGTGTATCGTTATCTCTAGGTAGAGGTGAAAAGTCTAAGAAGGGTGGACTCACTGCTAAGGGCAGGGCTAAGTATAACAAGGCTACTGGGTCTAACTTAAAAGCTCCTCAACCTGGTGGTGGTCCTAGAAAGCGTAGCTTCTGTGCCAGGATGGGTGGTAATAAAGGACCAATGAAAGATAGTAAAGGTAGACCCACTAGGAAAGCTTTAGCTTTGCGTAGGTGGAAGTGTTAACAATATATTATGAAGACTTTTGAAGAACTAGGTAAATTACAAGGTTATGTAGCAGATACCTACAAATCAGCTATCGATCAAATGCACGAGACTGGTGAGTACAATCCATCACTACTGAACGGTGCTAGGCAATTACTTAAAGATAATGAGATTGTATTAACAAGTGGGAAAGATACTCCCCTTAATGACCTGCTCAATGAAGTACTCCCCTTTGAAGATGATATACAACTAAAGCAAAAAGTAGCTACAAAGTAATTACAACACCGAAAGAGAGAGTTGAAGCAGCAATGAGTATTGAAAAGCTTAAACAACTCAAGGACTTCCGTAACTT